GCCACAGTAAACGGACCAGTTACGTTGGCGTTCTCTGTAGCTAAGATGGTTGTGTTTGCTGTAAGGGATTGTGCGTTAGTACGGAACAAGCCACCAGCCTTGAACGTGCCTTTGTTACCAGCAGGAGGTACAACTGATCCCACTTGCGGTGCAAGGTAATTTACAAAGATGTTACCTGTGCCACTAGAAGGGGCGGCAGTAAATGTAAGTGTTGTGCCATCCGGCACCGTATATGCAGAAGCGGCGTCCTGAATGACGCCGTCAACAGAAACCAGAATGTCCTGCTTAGAAGACACCGTAGTGTTAAGCGTGAATGTGGTAGTGCTACCATTACCGTTAAACTGCTGAACAGCCTTAACCGCCTGATAGTTTACGGCTGGTTTATTACCCTGATACGCCATCAGCTACCCCTTATGTTATATCCAGATGGCTCATTACAACGTCTACACCAGACGCCGTGTCACAAATCACCTTGATAATATCCCCCGGCTCCATGACCACCTTCTGATCCCCGCCAACAACAACTAAACTGCCGCCTACCGGAACCGGTGCGTCCTTCACCAAAAATACGTTGTCTTCCGCACCAGATGTGCGACCTGCTGCCAGAAGCTGTACGTCCACTGTTACCTGTGTGCTAACAATGTTAGCGCAAGAAAGACCAATAACCGTTGTTTGCGTTGAAGATGGGCAAGTATAAATATTAAGACCGCTCGTCCCCACCGCTGTTTGTGTCTGACTTAAAAATGTATTTGCCATCTGTTACCCCAGTGCAATAGCTAGTGCGACTGCTGACCCAGCCTCATCTACGTTTAAGTTTGCCCGTGCGGCAGAAGCAGAACTAGCTCCCGTGCCACCGTCCGCAACGGCTAGATCAGTAATGCCTGTAATTGTGCCGCCTGTGATATCAGCACTTGAGGTGCTGAGAAGGTTGCCTATATCCACAACCGCCGCGCCAGAACCCGCACCATCACAATAAACAATAGCAGAACGACCATTAGCAACAGTTACATTCCCCCCTGACCCTTGCGTAACAGCAATGTCGCGGCTGCCAGAAAGCGCGTTTTGAAACAAGAAAAATGTTGAAGAGGTGTTCGGGCCTACCGTAAGAGTTACGTTGCCGCCAATATCGCCGCCATCTACAAACTTAATAGCGCGATACATTCCGTCTTCTACGTTACTTGACCCTTGAGAAGGTGATGACGGACGTACAGTAAGAGTAGAGGACGTATTTGATAGTGTTATAGACTTGTAACCCGCCAACCGATCAAACAGATCAAAGTTAAAGTTGGTGGTATCACCCCATGTACCAGATTGTTCGCCTGTGTTTGGCTTCTCAATCGCAAAATTGGTAGTAAATGAACTCGCCATTATGGTCTCCTATGCCGCAATATCCGTCCAATTAGGTGACTGCGAAGGCGTAACCGCGCCCCAGCCTGGTGATTGTGACGGTGAAACAGCAGTCCAATTCGGCGTTTGATTCGGGGTTATTTGACCCCACACAAATACAGTACCTACTTGTCCTGTGGCAGACACGCCTGTCAGACTGACATTTGAATCTGCGCTTACGCTTACAGTACCAACATTTCCGGTAACTTGCAATCCTGTAGTAGGAACGGTGACTCTGACGCTAACTTCTACGTTACCTACGTTAGCCTCTGCCTCAAGACCAGTAACACCTACATTAGCGTTTGCTTCTACGGTTACGGCTTGGACAAACCCGTCATTTGTAAAGGTAGTAGAGCCGTCCGCGCCATCGAAATGCAGTAAAGTAGGAGTGTTGTCATCCGCAGTGTAAGCAGAGCTAGGCGGGGTAAAGCTGTTTCCATCATACCTGTCTACATTAGAAATGCGAAGTTCATCTAAATAACCCGCCCAATTATTTGAGCCGTTGAAATCTGAACCAATATGTATGTTTGCGGCAGTAGACGTTGTTCCAAAAAGCGTACTGTCTACTTTAACGCCATCTACAAAAACTGAGTAAGTATTACCGAAAGGATCACCTCTGGTAACAGCAATGTGAACCCAAGTATTTGCTGAAAACACGCCATTTACATTAAATAGCGTTCCGTTTGCTCGAACAACTAACAGATTATCTGTTGCTTGGCGAAGAGCTAACGCATTGTTAGATGTGGAATCCCTAGAGTCAAAGAACACCGCATCTTGGGTGCCACTAGCAGGTCTGACCCACATATCTATTGTAAATGGATCACCACTAAAATTGTATGTTTCTTGAGACTCTAAATAATCACCAGAGCCATCTAAAAGTAAACTTGCTCCACCAAATTTAGACTGAGCCGTAGATATTTGAGCATCCCCAGACCCAGAGAAAGTAATTGGGGCAGGGAACGCGGCTCTCGCAGATACGCCGGTTACACCAAAGTTGGCGTCCGCAGACACCGTTACAGAGCCTACGCCGCCTGTTGCAGAAAGGCCACTAGCTGGGACGTTAGCGTCACCTGTTACAGTGACAGAGCCCTCTGATACCGTTGCGGCAACGCCTGTAACCGCTACATTGGCATCTGCTTGGACTACAACGCTGCCAAGCCCCATTGTGCCCTGAAGGCCGGTAACCGGAGCATTTGCGTCCGCAGTTACCGTGACAGAGCCAACTTGACCGGTGCTAGAAACGCCTGTAACCGCCACATTGGCATCCGCCACGACGGTTACAGTGCCTAGTCCAGTGGTTCCCGCTTCCCCGGTTACAGCAACATTTGCATCAGCGGAGACTGTAACGCTGCCTACATTTCCTGTCGCCTGTAGCCCGGTTGTGGGTACATTGGCTTCCGCTACAACGCTAACACTACCTACGGCTCCGGTGGCTGAGACACCGGTAAGCTCAACGGGGATGGCTTCACCCCACGCTCCACTTGACCATGTACCCCGGCCCCAACCGGTAATGTTAGCCATAACGGACTCCGTTAGGCTATGCGGATGATAGCGTTAGAAGCGTCCGCAGTTGGGAACTGAACAGTGAAATCACCAGCAGTAGAGGTCTTGTCGCCGCCAAAATCCAGAACACAAACAGCATCTGTGGTGCCTGTGCCACCGCCAGTAGTTGTGTTGTAGATAATTGCGCCACGAGCCGTAATAGTGGCCGTAGTCCAAGTCTCATCGGCAAAATCAGTAAATGCTGTCGTACCGCTGGTAGTTGGGTTCACTTGTGTCAACTGCTGGCCAGCCGCTGTATAACCGGTTCCGGATACCTCATTAGTAGCCGAATAATCGGTTGTAGTAGCGTCCAGCGTAGCTGAGCTTGTGTATAGAGCCATATAGAAGGTATGACCCGTAGTACGGAAATCGTGCTGGCCCTCAAGCAGTTCCTGCTTGAAAGATGTGCACATTGCTTGAGTAATAGCCATGTTACAGTCTCCTTATTACGTCGGCTAGTTCAGGATGTCCTGCATCCTTTAGAGCGTTATATACCGTAGTTCTGTCACTACGGATAGCCTCTCTCATGTAAAAGGCCACTACCTTCTCAATGTGCTTTTTGAAAGCATTGGCCTGATCGCGGATGCCGGGATGCGCGGTATCCGAAACTGAAATAATCTTTGCGACACACCGCTCAGCCACCTCATCCGGCGTAAAACCACGGTTTTCCGTAGTATGCACCGTTACAAACGGCTCCTGTGGCATATCTAACTTAAAGCTAAACATTAAATTTTCTCCCGAATAACAAGGCCAGTACGGTATGCGTCCGTATCTTCAATAGCCTCACCATAGTTTTTAAGGCGTCCAATCGACTCTTGGAACTGCATCATGTAATTCTGGATAATGTCCTGTTCGCCCTTCATGTAAGTGTAGGCCTCGACTAGGGAGCCATACAGCATAGCAAGCGGCGCATTAACACTAAGCCACGTTGTGCCACCACCGGCACCGGCTGTCAGGCTGGCTGGGCGGTAGTAATAATGCAATTCCGCAGTCAACGCCGCGCTAGGGGTCGGGGCAATGATAAAATTAGATACGTCAAAATAGCCGTAATACCGAGGTGTACCCGTAGCTGCCGGGTCTGGATACGCAGTCTGCAAGAAATTTACGTCTTTGTAGTCTAAAAACACGTTGTCTCCGCCTGCGGTAATCACAGACAAGGAATACGGGGCTAAGAAATCAGACGGACAATTCAAAAACTTATTGCCGATAGTTAAACTACCGGTTTGATTGCGGCGGAAAAAGTTAAGCTGGACACTCTTGAAGATGCGCTCTTCCGCGCCACGGATGAAGATGTTCAGGTTGTTGACGAAAGTCGTCTCCTGATTTTCCGTATAATCTTTAATTGCATCCTGCAATTCAGTCAGAGTAAAGCTCATACTACCACCGTTACGCGGCCTACGGAGCCAATTAGCCTCGTATCCACGCCTCTATCTGGGAAACCGCCGCCGCCCACTGGTACAACCAGCGGCTCAATACGGTCAGGTCTCGCGTCCTTCAGGGCCTGTGCATCCACAACCTTGGGAAAAGGCTCTAATTGCGGATGTTTTGGCTCATATTCATCCTTGCCGACCAGTAATCCGTTCCATTCCCGACGCATATCCTTATACCGATACCGTAGTCCGGAGCGGTCAGAAATAGCATACGAGTCTTTTCCTGTGGCAAATCTGGCCATTTCTAAACCCTAAAATACTCATATTGAGGGGTTACGTTGAAAGACGCACGATCCCGGTCTTCCGCCATTGCCCGCTCAAATTCTTCCTCATACATTGCCTTCAATAGCTGTGCTCGGTTAGGAGCCCGTTTAATTGAGATGTAATACGCCAATCCCGCCGCTAAACACGGATACAGACGGAAAGGCACTTCCATCGTATTTGTGTAATCGTCCGCGTCATCCATTCTGGTCAAAGCATCGTAATAAACTACATCCGTGCTATTATCCGGCACCGGCCAAAGTTTCAGTTCTGGCGTAATCTGTCGATCCAAGAAAAACTGCGTAGGACGCCCCTCAGTGGACTTAGTCGGAATAGATAGGTAACTATCCCGGCTAATACGCTCAAGCGCGTAGTCGGTGCCGCTACGGCGAACTACGACCGATAGAATATCAATGACATCCCCACTTAGCGTATAATTGCCTGTGCCAGAGGTCATTGCCTGTGTTCTTTGCGTAATTGTCCACTGATTGAGGCCGCGGTTAGCCCATTCCGCAAGCATCAAATTTAGCGAACGACGAGCGGTTTTAAGGTCGTAACCAGTACGAACCTCAAGCCCACAACGCTCAAATGCCTCTTCGACATAGTCGGCGACATCTAGCTCAAAATTTCTGCTTCCGGACGTTGCCATTTTACTTCTTCTTTACCATGCCGCCTGACCGCATTTTCTTTACGATGCCGCCGCCGCGCATCTTTTTAA